TCGGATGAGCGTGGCGTAGACGCGGGACCAGCTGGCAACCTTGCCACCGCTCTTTCGGTTGCGAGGCGCTGCACCACTCGACGGATAAAAAAACCCGAGGTTACGAGCCACCATTCCTGCATCAGCAGATAGCCGTCCGAGTCGCTCAATCCAGTGATCCACTCGACCTCGACATCGGCGGCGCGCGCGATGAGCGAGAGCACGCACTCTGAGTGATCCGCGAGCAGCGATTCGACCTGCGTGAACGACGGCGCACGACCCTCGCTGCCTGCGAGCGCATACAGCGCGTCGAGGAACGGCTGCGCGTGCGTACGTATCCTCAGCCCTTCGACGAAGCCATACTCGCGAATGACCACGCGACGGCCGGCGAGGAATATTTCGCGCTCCGGATGCAGTACGGCGAGATCATCCGCGCCCGCCAATGCGGTTTTGGCCGTGCGGTCGACTTTGGTCGCCATGATCAGGATGCCGTCTTCTGGCGGATCTTGAAGAAGCCGCCCTTGCCGTTGCTGTCGACGTTGACGCCGTCGAACAGCACGGCCCCCGTCATCGGCAGGTTGCCGTACTCGGAATGAATCAATCCGAGGTTCTGGATCGGCGAGAAGCGCACTCGATACAGATCGACGAGCACACCATCTCCGGTCTCGGTGTTGACGCCGTCGAACACGACATAGCGCTCGGGCGCGGCCTGAGTGAACACCTCCAGGCTGTCGTAGGCCGCATAGGTGTACGCCGCATTGAACGGCTGCATGTAGCTCGCGACGTTCAATATCTCGACGATGCTCTGATTGTGGCCGATCAAGCGATAGTGCTCGGCGGCCACTGTCGCCGGCGTGCCTGCACTATCGGTGATCACGAGGCTGCTCGCATACGGATGCGCGAGCCGCACTTGATCGCCGGCTACTAAACCACTCGGAAAAGCCTCCGCCGACGCCGAGCCCGTGACGACCGGCAGCGGCGCGGAATACAAACCGAGCGCAAGATTCTTGAGCGACCATTCATCCAACGTGAGGTTGAATGTGCCCGTCTTCGCGGTGGACAGTCGGCCGTAGGACAAGCGATTGCCAGAGAACGACTCGGTCGTGTCCGTCGTCTCTTCGGCGATGGAGATCGTCGCCTCGGGCACGTTGCCGGCCCAGAACAGTTTACCGGGCCGGCCGTTGACCAGCCGCTCGCCGATGCGGATATAACCCTGGAGTGAAAACAGGCTCATTGTGTCTCCTTCGCCGGCTTCGGCGATTCGATGATCTGGTGCTCGAGCAGCCAAGCTCGATCAGTGGCATTGACCGCGATCTTGTCGCCGGGCTGTCGCGCAACACCGGCATGCGTGTGCGGCTTCACGAGCGTGACTTCGCTCGTGCGCTCAGTTGCCGATCGAGTGCTGCGTTTCATACACATCGGCCCATAGCGCCGTGCCGGCGCTGTAATCCTGCAAATCGCCGCGAATGAACTGGCACGCTCGAGCGCCGTCCACGTCGGGCACGAAGCCCATCAGTGCGGCACGCGTCGCGGCGAGTACTTGCACGAGCTCGTCGGCGACCTGCGCGCCTTGCTGCTCGCGATAGTTGCGCACCGCGATCACGGTGCCGAACGTCACCTTCACGATCTGCCGGCCGCGTATTTGCTGTCCGCGCGGCGCATGTCCCTGCGGCTGCGACAGACCCTGCTCGGCGGCGAGAATCACGTAGGCACATGGCGCGGGAAAATCCTGCAGCGAGCGCAGCGCCGCGAAGTCCGCCGCGAGCCCGACCTGCCGCAGCGCTGGCGCCTGAGATCGCAAGCGCGCCACGATCGACGAGACATCGAACGGCGCGGCGCTCATGTGCCGTAATCACGGAGCGTGTCCTGCGTGAAGATGCGCTCGGGCGCACAAACCAGCGGCGCGCCCGCACCGGCCAGCGGCAGCGGATCGTCCGCGCCGAGCGAAAACTTGTTGTCCGCGACGGCCTGCAGAAACTTCAGCGCATCGCGATAGTCGCGAACGATCGGGTCCACCTGGTCGGTCGTGCCCGCCCGGTTCGGGTGCAGCAGATAGCGTGCTATCTGGCGCGCCCAGGTCGAGACGATCTCCGGCACCGGGTCGAGCGGCACTACATAGGGCGCAGGCTTGCGCGCGCGCAGGAAGCCGTCGATCACGCCATCCGCATTGCGCAGCGCTGTCTCGATATGCGCGAGCGCGCGATCGGCCAGCGCAATGTCGTCTGACTCGAAAGCGGCGCGTGAGGTGCCGCGCAGCGTCGCCTCCATCAACGCATCGCCGATGATCGCCGCGCTCTCGGGCGTGGCGACCTGCGCCAGCTCGCGCGCGAGCTTGGCGTCGGCGAGTTGGACGGGCGTGCAATACATCAGGCTTCTCGTACGCTGCCGTCGGCGAGCAGTTGCGCGCGTGCGTCGCTGCGCAGCTGCGCAGCGTACTTGTTCGGGATCCGATCGCCCGGCGCGAAATCGCCATCGGCGATGCGCACGCGGCACACCGCGAACAGCGCAGTGCCACCGCTGTCCTTCCCCGCGGCCGAGGCGTCATCGTTCGCCTCGGCCGCTGCGCTCGCCCCAGTAGATACGGTTTTCTTCTTTGACATGTTCGCTTCAAACCTCCGGGAAAATCCCGGCGCCGGGGCGTCACAGTCAGGGCCTAGAGTGGTTCGGGCCGTGTACGCACTCACCCGATCTTTCAGCGGCCTCAGCGCTACGGGGTTGTGAATTACGACGGCGACGCACCCGCATTCTGGATCAGGTAGCCGGCCGCCATGCCGGCGAGCACCGGCGTGCGATCGGCGACGACGCCGTAGATCCAGGAATTGCGGTTCTCGTCCTCGTACGGATTTTTCACGTGCGGCATGCCGGTGATCGTGTAGGTGTAGCCATAGCTCGGCCGCGCCGCGTTGCGACGGTTGCCGCCGGCGGCCGGCGAGACATACGCCAGGATCACGTCGTGACCCCAGATGTCGCCCAGCGTGTCGTTGACACCGCTCGCGCCGATCGCCTCGCCTTCGATCACCTCGGCGATCTCCCACAGCTGCGCGAGCAGCTGCGTGGTCACAGACTTGCCGCCCGTGTACTTGATGCGCTCGATGATGTCCTCGTTCGTCTTCAGCGCGGAGAGCGCGCTCGAGGAGACAATCGCGAGGTTGGGCCGGATGCCGATGGAGCTACGGATGGCCTGCTTGCCGGTCTCGATGTCTTGCATCGGATTGGCCGCGTTGCCGCGCCAGCGCGCGGTGCCGGACAGCGCCACACGGTGATCGCTGTCGTAGCTGCTCGTGTTGCGCGCGATGTCCGCGCACTCGAACTCGTGCTCGAGCTCGATCGTGTCGAGCACCAGGTCGACCGCATCTTGTGCGAGATCCAGCCCTGGCACGGCCTTTGCGTCCTGGCGGTTTTCGTTGGGAACGACGGCCTCAAGGGCGCTCGGCACGATCGCATACGGACGACCGGCATAGCCGAACTCGATGCGCTTCGTCGGCGCGCCGGGCGCACGCTTGCTGTTGTAGCGGCGGAAGCTCTCCTTGCCGAATTCCAGCACCTGACCGCCGTACTGGTTCACGTACGCGACCGGGAAGAGCCTCTTGCCGACGTTGCCGGGTCGCGCATAGCCCTGCGCGTGCGTGGTCAGGATCGGATTGATCACGCGAGACTGAGCGAGTGTTTGCATGTGCGTTGTCTCTCGAATTGATGAATGTGTGGCGCGGGTCTAGTGAGCTAGGCGATGACTTGCAGCGGCGGGCTCTGGATTAACAGCACCTCGAGCAACACACCGGCGCCCGACGCCACCGCACCCGGCGCGGCCTGGCCAACACAAACATTGCCGTCGGTGTACGGCACGACACGGCCCTGGTTGTCCGCCGCGAGATACTGGTTCGCCGTGATCTCCGCACCGGCCTCGACGAGTGCCGTGCCGAGGATGTGTACATTGACGAGATCGCCAGTTGCGGCGGCGGATGCCGTGGGGCCCAAGCACGCGGCACCCGCGGCGGGAACGGCGCCCGCAGCGGTGACCATGCGATGCGCGGTAAGCGCAGCGGCAGCCTTGACGGCGAGCGAAAAGAGGCTGATGGATTGACGTGACATTGCTGTCTCCTTGAGAGATCCGGTTGCGTGGTTTAGCCGCGGACGGCGCGGACGGCGTCCATCCACGCGACATTGGGATGCTCGACCTGGTATGCGCGCGCACGCGCATAGAGATCCATCTGGCTGGTGTCGACCTGCGCGCCAGGGGGCGCGGCGAACTCCACCGAACTCGCGTTGGCCGGCGGCGACTTCTCCGCGAAGTCGATCCGCTTCGGCAGCCCCGTCAGGAACTGCTGCAGCACATCGCCCACGGCCTTCGTGACCTGGCCGTCGCCCTCGGCAAACGACACCGACGTATCGGCCGGCAGAGACAGCAGGATCTCGACGATCGGCGCCTGCTCGCGCGGCAGCAGCTTGCCGTCCTGCACGAGCGCAGCGGCGAACGCGGCCACGTCATCGCGACGCTTTTTCTGTTCGGCGGCAGCGATCGTGGCTTCGCGCGCCTTGAGCGCGGCTTCGCGATCGGCGATCTGTTGCTCGCGCTGAGCAATGGCGTTCTGATCGGACATCGTGATCTCCAGAGAGTTGTTGCCTGGATCGGCGTACGCAGTGACGGAATGGGCGTCGCGCTCGGTGAGCGATTCGTCGATCGAGCGGATCGACCATTGCGGAATGATTCGGTCAGCGGCTTCTGCGCCGTCGCGCTCGACGAAGTAATCGCGGATGCGTTGGAACATGTCGATGAGCGTGTAGCGCAGCGCACCGAGCGGCATCGAAAACTCAACGCCCTCGTCATTGGCAGCGAATTGCGCCGAGCGCAAACCTTTCACCGCGGGCGCAGCTGCGCCCAAGAAGCCGATGTGCTGCAGGTAGTGCTTGCCAGGCTTCGGGTTGCCCTTTGAATTGGGTAGATAGATTTTCGAGCTGATCTGCTTGTAGCGGCCAGCGTTTACGAGCTCGGCGAATTGCGGCTCTACTTGATGCGGTTCCACATACAGAACCCCCCCTTCGGCGCGCAGTGATTTCGCCCAGCCATACGCGGGCGCATCGATCTTCGGATGGCCGACAACCAGCGGCGCTTCCGCGATTGCCGGATCGTATGTCTCCGCGAGCTCGCGGACCGCGTCTTCAGAGAACGAGATCGTGCGGCCGTCGGTACTCGTATGAGTGCCGGCGCGGAAGATGGCGATGGATGCAGCGGGTTGGTCCACGCGAGCGATCGTGCGCGCGCGTGGGTGGTCGACGTAATTGGACCGCGGTCAAAACTTTTCCGCGTAGTCGGGCCGG